GGTGCACCTATTTTATTATAAGTTTCTACATATCTACGAGTATGTTCTGCACGAAGTTGTGGCCATTTATCTCCTTTTGCATAATCAAAATCAAATATATTAGGTATAACATTAGGCATACCTATTTCACCTTGTGATTGAAAACAATGAACAACAGACCCGTCTGGCATGACTTCTATTCCTTTACTATCAGTACATGTAATACAACCTTGCATTCCTGTTTGATCATCGTGCCAGGGTCTAGCTTCGCCTGGTCTATTAATACAATGAGGTACTTGGCAGTCCATAAAAAATCCAAAGTTTGCTTTTTGAGCAAGTTCATGAATACTATCTAATATATCCCCTACTTCATAATTATGTAAAAGATATGTACCGTTTAAATCTAATCCTATTCTTATCATATGAAATTGATCAGGTATTTGTTTCCGTAACCAATCTAAATATTCTACACAATTTTTTGATTTATTTTTTCGTAAATTTTGAGGAATGGTATAACAAAGAGATAAATTATTATGAGCCCATTGTGTAGCATCTCCCCTAAATGCATAATAGCCACTTGTTCGTTTGAACATCGCTTCATATATACGTAAATAATTTCTTTTCCATCGTTCTAATCTAGTTTTATCTTCTTTCCCCCAGACTTCATCTAATTCAGCACAATTTGGATGGATTGCTAAACAAGTACCTGCATTAATATGATGTATTATGGTATCACACATAGATTCACTAAAAAGAAGAGCAGATAACATATGAAATGTAACATTTTTTCTTGCAAACATATGCATAATTTCTTTAAACTGCGAATGTTCTGTAGGTTCGCCGCCTTGTATTTGAAAATGAGTTGCACCCACTTCGTCTATTAAACGCTCAAGCATAGGTATATCCATTTCGCGATCTATTGCTTTAACTTCATCTGGAATAAAGCAAAATGAACAACCCTTTGAACATGCGTCATTTATATATAATGTTAGTTGATGTTGTGTGTCTACCATAATATTACCTATGCATTAAAAGAGCAACAACATATCCCAATTCCTCTATAGAAGAATCATTTTCAATTATATTATCAAATTGAGTATTGATCCACCTATATTCACTTTCGTGTACTTCTGGATATTTAGTTAGCATATCATTTGATCCTATTTCATTATCTACTGCGGCAGTACGATACCAATCTGGTAATTCTCCTCGCCTAATCCACCATACTAAACCATTTAACTGTTGTTGTATAACATTTACTTCATTAGGAAATCTAATATCAGGTATTACCCAATTTACATCTGGATTATCAATTAACGTTTTTTTAACTATACTAACCCAAATATTATTATGTAAATTGTTACGTACACAATTTGTACCAAATAATTGTAATACTATACGGGGAGTAACTTCTTGTTCTAACTCATTACTCCAATATTCATCTACTTCTTCGCGCCATGCGCGGCTTTCATCTGTAATACCTTCCAACAGATCGCGATCCCATCCGAACATAACAGATGCTACATCTTTTAATTTAGTTGCAAAACTGATTTTACGAAAGTTGTGATTCTCTACCAAAAAATCAGCAAGAGTTCCTTTTCCTGAGCCTGCAAATCCACAAAGGCCTATAATCATATTATCCTATAACAAACGTTGCTGGTGTGCCACCCTCGCTGTAAAGTGTTAGTTCTTGTTCAAGTCTGTCTATTTCTGCTTGGGCGTCTGTTCTTAATGTTTCAGCATTTAATGATGTACCGCCCTGAGGGCCTGCAATTTGAGCAAATTTACCTCTTGCTTCTGAAAGCATTAATTTTGATTGTGCTAATGCGTAGTCTTTAAGCCAAGGTCTTGCATATTCATCTATTAACAAATTATCTTCTGGCCTAAAATTATATACATGGAGTATAACATCATCTACTGCTTTAATTTTTCTATGAATAGTCAATTTTTTAGAAACTGTATTCCATGTAAAATTATAATATGCACCAAATAATCTACCAAGTGTTTCTACATGTTGTGCAAGAGCATCATATACACCCATGCCTCCTGCGCGACCGCTATGTAGTAAATATGTGTTTAAATATGCAGCTTCAAACGGTTCAATATCAACTCCGCTAGATATACTTGTTCCTGCTCTACGATAAATTTGTCTTACTTCTATAACTTCTGAAGGTAATGTATATTCATTTAAATCAAGTTTCAATTGTAGAACAAGAAAACTTTCTTCAACAGCATTTTCACTTCGTTGTCTATATTTTTCTAAACTTTTAGTTATTGCTAAATTATAGTGCTCTGGATCAAGTTCAACATCGACCATCCCTCCGCCTAACCTGAGTTCTATCTCTTTTGTTAAATCGTCTCTGGCTGCCATATATTATACTCCTTATAATGTATTTATTTGAAACACCTAAGTATAATACAATGTTCGTTCGTTCTACCATTCAATTTAGTATCTGCTGTTTTTAAAGATTCGAACTCTTTTACTAGTTTTGTTTTGGCAACATTAAATAATTTTAACTGATTTTTTGGTTTACGTAAAGTTTTTTGTACAGATGTTTTTTCATCATAACCATATATTGTTGTACCTTTAACAGATAATCCACTAGAATCTTCTGCAACATATAATCCTATTTTACGAGTTTTTGTATTAAAAATAACAGTTAAAACAGAACCAACTATTTCTACAGGAGGAACAGATGTTATTCCGTGAGAGACATCACTTATCTGAAATTTAAGTTTTTTAATAACATCGTCTGCTCGCTTTGCTTTAACGGCACGAGGCTTACGTCTAACTTTTTGTTCATTGATAACAATATCACATGCACTTATTATTTTTTTATAGAAATCATTTGCTTTCTTTTTTTCTGCTTTTGTTAAATGTCCGTATGCTTCATTTAGTTGATCTGCATCATTTCTTGTATCTTTTTCAGGATGCACAAGAAGCTCATAATCTTTACCTTCAGACTGATACCAAGTTTTTATTATTCTTGCATGATTTGCTTTTGCATCTTTCTGTCGTAATACAGTAATTGGATTAAATTCTTTTAAATTAAATTTTACCATATCATTATGAAATGTATCAACACTAGATTCTATATCTTCCGTCATTAAAGCAGATATGTCTCTCATTCTTTCTTGAATAGACACTACTACTTTCTCCTTAGAGTCGTTTGTTTCTTCAGTTTTTTCTTCTAACTGTTTATATCCTATTTCTATTACTTCTTTAAGTGACTTTGTTATATGATCACTTATAGGTTTAGGTTCCGCTTCTTTGTTATACGGACTTATTATAATATTAGGCATTCCATTATTAAGTAATTTACAAGAAGATGCTACAGTCATTGTAGTACGCCATGCTTCGGCTGCTTTCCATGCTTTAATATCTTCTTTTGTATAATTGTTATCATTCATCCATTTTTCTACATCACGCAATAACGAGCTACTTTTATGATAATAGTTATACCAATCATAACTTCTGGTTCGTTCACGATATATTGCTTCTGTATCAGGATTAGATTGCATAAACACTGGCCAATCAGGTTCTTCCCCGGTATAAGCAAGGTGTTGTGACTTGCTTGTTCTTCGTTTTTTCTTTGGAATTTTTATTCCAAGCACTTTAGGACTCATAATTACTATATATCATCATAATATATTATATAGTACTATAATAATAAATTTTTAATGATCTGTCAAGATAAATATGTATAAGAGGTAAAACAATATGCCAAGACTATCATTGTGGCGAGAACAAAAGTCTAATGATTTTAATTTTATAGACAATACTATTCGCGAGCAATTTCTTGTGGGCGGTACTGCATTTTTAGTACATAAGTACCTAGGACCAGAAGAACAAGGTGCTACAAATGATCCTTCTAAACCTAATTATACGGCTAGCGGAGGATCTACAGAAATAGATATACAAGACTTATTGTTTCTTGAAACTAGAGATCGTAAATATGATCAAGACATTTATGAACTTCGTGGTGTATACAATGTCGGCGATAACGACTTTGACTTAACACAGTTTGGCTTATTTTTAAGCAATGATGTTCTTTTTATATCTTTCCATATTAGTGATATGGTAGAAAAACTTGGTCGTAGATTAATGCCAGGTGATGTATTTGAACTACCTCATTTAAGAGACGACTTATTATTAGATCCAAATGCAGATGCAATTAATAAATTTTACGTTGTACAAGATGCATCACGTGGGGCGGAAGGATTTTCACAAACATGGTTTCCACATATTTGGCGTGTTAAAGCTTCACCATTAACAGACAGTCAAGAATACAAAGATATTATTGGATTTAGTCAAGCAGGTCCGGATGGATCACCAGCAGCCGATCCAGATTCATTGGCAGCAGATTTGTCTACTGCACCTATAGAATTTGATATTTCGGATGCTATTGTAGAATCAGCAGAAGAAGATAATCCAACGGGTATACCTTTAACTGAACATTTGTTTAATTATGAATCAGCTGCTGATCCTGCTACATATGATGAATATATGGGAGAAACTATACCCCAAGGTATAGCATTTCCGGCGACATCTCATGAAGGTGACTATTTTGTAAGAAATGATTTTAGTCCACATAGATTATTTGTTAGACGCGGAACAAAGTGGCATAGGTTATATGATAATGTACCGGGTACAAAAACTTGGAGCGAACGTACATATAATGCAGAAAGTTTTATCAATGATGCAAATACAGCAATTATTGATAGCGAAGAATTTAATGAAAGACAACCTTTGAGTAAGGTTATTAAACCCAAGAGTGACGTATAATGCTATATTTTTATGATGAACAAATACGCAGATACATTTTACAATTTATAAGATTGTTTAGTGAGTTTTCTGTTAAGATGGGAAAAGATGATGCAGGTAATGATTTATTTCAAAAAATACCTGTTAGATATGGTGACGCAACCCGCATGGCGTCACATGTTATGAAACAAAATTCCGAAAACATGATGAATGTAGTACCTATGTTATCAGTATATATAACAGATTTATCATTTACGCCAGACAGGCGTCAATATCCTCAGCATGTTGAAAAGGTCGAAGTTTACGAAAAAGCATTTGACGATACAACAAGTACATATAAAGAGGAAATAGGAGATACATATACAATTGAACGATATATGCCAGTACCATATAATTTAACATTTAGTGTCGACGTATGGTCTTCTAATACAGATCAAAAATTACAAATTATAGAACAACTTTTAGTTTTGTTTAATCCTTCTATAAATATTATGACAAGTGATAATGAATTTGATTGGTCTGCATTAACATATACAGAAATGATAAATGTAAATTGGTCTATCAGACAAGTTCCTGTAGGTGTCGACGATATAATAGATGTTGCTACAATACAATTTTTAACACCTATATGGCTTAATCCTCCTGCGAAAGTTCATAGACAAACCATTATACATACAATTATATCTAAATTACAAGAAATGACCGATGTAGAATTAGATTCATTCAGGGATGGAAATTTAGTACCAGGTGCACCTACACAATATGTTATTACTACACTTACAAATAATCAAGTTAAATTTTTAAATAACGAAGCAACATTATTATATCCAAGCGGCGCTGAAACAAATGATGCAGGAGAAACATTATCTTGGAAAAGTTATTTAGACGATTTTGGACTTGTGCGTCCTGGTATATCACAAATAAGATTTAAACGAGATGCAAATCCTAGTAATGTATTAAATGATGTTATTGGTACCATGGAATTTCATCCTACAATAATTAATAAATTAACAGTCACATTAGATACCGATACACTTCCAGGTAGCACATTGGGCCCTGTTAATGCTATAATAGATCCCACAACAAGTGGTCCAGGTACTAATTTACCGGCGGCTGCAACCGGACAGAGATATTTAATATTAGATCATGTGCCTGGTGGCGGAGCATGGGGTACAGCAACAGGTAATACAAACGATATTATAGAATTTAATGGCAGTACTTGGGTAGTATCGTTTGATTCCGGTGTTACAAGTACAACACAATATGTTATTAATAATGCTACAAGTAAACAATTTGAATGGACTGGTGAAGAATGGATTGATTCATATGAAGGAATTTATAGAGGCGGCTTTTGGAGAGTTTATTTATGATTCATGCAAGTGGATGCTTTTTTCTTAGTAATACAACCGGAAATATTTGCTTACAGTTAAGATCAACAACAAGTAATCATCCAAAGACTTGGGCATTTTGGGGCGGCAAATCAGAAGAAGGCGAACAGCCAATTGATGTATTGTTACGAGAAATAGAAGAAGAAGTTGGATTTGTACCGATGATTGGTAAAATATATCCGTTACATACTTTTACAAGTAAGGATGATACGTTTATATATCATACGTATGTTGCTACTGTTCCAACAGAATTTCATCCAAGATTAAATGAAGAAACCGGCGGGTATTGTTGGTGTAGTTTAGATTGCGTACCAAAACCTTTACACTATGGTGCAAAATATATTTTATTAAATAGAGGATATTGTGATAAAATTCGTACTATATACGACAATTCAAAAGATTCTATTATTATGCGTAATTTTGCTAAAGAATTAGTAAAATAATTTACCATTTGTCTATAGGACAATGAAAAAATTCAAAAGATGTTTTAACAGGCATTATACATTGACAAAGTTTACATTGTTTAAGTAAAGGTCTATAATTTTCACACGCTTTACAAATAGGCATACGTAATTCGCGAAGTTGTTTCATCTTAGCAAACATAGATTTACTATCAGATTCTGATAGTTTGGTTTGTGTTTCTTCTTCTAACTGACCTATTGCTTGATCTTCTGCTTGTTTTACAAAATAACTATCAGGAGCAACTCGGCCTTCTTTATGAGCTGCCATCAATTGTTGTTGTGTAGGATTGTGTGCTTCTTCATAATTACCCCAATGAGAAGGAGCGTTTATATCTATACCTAAATCTTCTTTATATTTGGCACGACAATCCCGTAACTCGGATACTCGATATGTTGGCATGATTTAAAACTTATATAGGTTCGCTTTGACCTGTACTACCGTCTGCTGGTCCTTCACCTGGGG